TCACCCCAATCGCCGGCGCAGTTGGTGACCTAGCGACTTTCTCGGTTACTTTCCCAACTACTGGCGCAGTTACCTACGCAACCGCGTAAATCTGATACGATACTCGTATGAGAATAAACCTACACATAGACTATGACGGTGGTGTTGGCAAGGACATCATTGCCAACGCTGCCGACATGGTTGCTTTTGAAGAAAAATTTGGTGTTTCTATTGCTTCTTTGGGCAGCGATCCAAAAGTAAGCTACCTCTACTTTCTAGCTTGGCACTCAGAGAAAAGAACCGGTGCAACTACCGATCCTTTCGAGAAGTGGCTAGAAAAGATTGAGGGTGTTGGCGCTGGTGATGCCGACCCAAAATCAAAGGGTTAGGCGATAGTTCAGCGCACTGGTACATAGCCAGTATCGCCGTAGAAACCGGTATCAGCCCTCGCGAACTACTTGCGCTAGATGATCGTATGCTTTGGACGATCTACCGATACCTAGTTGCTAGGGCTTTGCCGCCAAAAAACTAATTTTTGCGCCACGCTACAATAGTTTTATGGAACAGCAACTAGATACGAAAATTGAGATTATCGGCCTACAAGCAGTAGTTCGCGAACTCAATAAATTCGATAAGTCGCTAATCCCTAGATTGCGTAATCGTATGCGCTCTGCCACCGAAGAAGATCGCGCTAAGGTCGTTCGGGTTATTCAGGAAACCACGCCATTACTTCAACAAGCTAGAAATACAGGCTTCTTTCACTTTGGTCGTTCAGCTTGGAACGAAGCAACTGTGGACATTGACCGGATCTCCGGTGGTAAGAACCTGCTAATCGCTATTAAGGCAACTGGCCGTAACAAGAAGTTTGGTTTTGATTATGCCGAATTAGCCGGTATCAACGCGCCTAGAATCGGCGGCGTATCTAGAACTTTCACGCGTGTCAATAGCAGTAAGAACAACATAGTTACTGCGCAAAACGGACAAGGTGCCGCGTTCGTCAAAATGCTAAATAATCACCTGCCGGCTAACCACACAGCCAAGCCCGGTCGTTACGCTTTTCAGGCGTTGGTTCGCCGTATGCCTTACATACAAAAAAAGATCATCAGAATTATTCAAGAATTTGGCGAAGAAACTTCTACTTACATTACTCAGAAAGATAACTAATGGCTATACGCATAAAGATCGCGGCCGAGTATGACCAAAGAGGACTCAAAAAGGCGCAACAAGAACTAGCCGACTTTGGTGATAAGGCCAAGAAAGCGCTAGCCGCCGTTGGTGTTGCTACTGCCGCCGTAGGTATTGGATTAGTCAAGTTCGGTGCTGACTCAATTTCTGCCGCTCAAAATGTCCAGCAAGCCAACAACAGGTTGGAACAGGTAGCTAAGTCTATGAACCTGTTTGGCGCGGAAACCGCTAAAGTTTCTCAGCGACTAATTGACTTTGCTGAAAAGAATGAAGTCTTAGTTGGTGTTGATGGCGAAGTTATCAAGGCCACCCAAGCCAAATTACTAACTTTCAAACAGCTAGCTCAAACTGCCGACACAATGGGCGGATCTTTCGACCGCGCAACTATGGCCGCGCTAGATCTAGCGGCCGCCGGCTTCGGTTCCGCTGAAAGCAACGCCACTCAGCTTGGCAAAGCGCTACAAGATCCGATTAAGGGAATTACTGCTCTAGCTAGATCTGGCGTCACTTTCACAGCACAAGAAAAAGAAAAGATCAAGGTTCTAGTTGAATCCGGAAAGATTTTAGAGGCTCAGAATCTAATCCTTGGCGCGATCGAAACACAGGTCGGCGGAACTGCCCAAGCTACCGCTAAGGCTAGCGACCGGATGAAGCTGGCTTTTGAGAACATCCTAGAAACAGTAGGCGCTCAGTTATTGCCGGTCTTTGAGGACTTTTCAGAAGAAGTTCTAAAGATCACTCCGGAACTAGAACAAGGATTAGGCCAAGCCGCAGAACAGGTCGCAATTATTTTGCGCGAGTCGGTTCTACCGGCGATCCAAGACTTTACTAACTGGCTAGCTTCGCCACAGGGAACTCAAACCATCAAGGATCTAGCTCAGGCTCTAGTAGATCTAATCAAGGGATTTGTTGATTTTGTTGGTTTCGTAGTCGCTAATCGCGAGGCGATCACCAACCTAACTATTGCGGTGGGTGGGTTCGTAGTCGTTACTAAGGTTGCGACAACTGTTAGCGCGTTACACGCGGCGGCTTTACAGATCTTGGCGGCCAAGACTGCCGGCGCTACCCTAGCGACAACTGGCCTAACAACGGCGCTAAGACTTCTGCCCTGGGCGGCGCTCGCTGTCGGCGCGGCTTCTTTTGTTCAATCGCTAGCCGATTATTCAAATGAGGTTTATGGATCTAAAGTCAATACTGAGGGTCTAAGCGAAGCTCAAATCAAGCAAGCTCGCCGCGTAGAAGATCTAAAGCGCCTACTAGGTCAATACCAATACGCGCTAGAAAATGGCACCGAGGCCAATAAAGAACTAGCTCGCGATGGTATCGCTAGGGTAACTTCTCAGCTAGAGGGTATGGGTATTATGGCGGCCGCCACTAACGGCGAGATCAACCGCTTCAACAACATAAAGCTAACCGGCCTAAAGAATGAGATTGCTGGCACGGCCGGCGAACTCAACCGGTTTAGAAACATTGCCGCTGGCTTCGTGCCGCAAAACGCTAAAACACCTAAGACCCCAGATCCGTTCGCCTTTGGCGGTAGCGGTGGTGGAGAAAGCGCGGCTGAAAAGGCCAAGCGTGAGCGCGAAGAAGCGTTCAAAAAGGTTCAAGAGCTTATCAGGCGTGCGCAAAAAGAGATAACAACGGCGCAAACTCAGTTCAACAAAACGACAGAGAAACTAAGGACAGACAACACCAAGGCCGTAGAGAAGATCGAACTCGACTTCGGCAAGCGCCTCGCAGACATAGCTAGCCAGTCACGTGCGCGCCTTACAGACGCTTTCAGGACGGCCGGCACTATTTCCCTTGCCGATCTATTTGAGGTCGAGGATACGCGTTCTGTGGCTAATTTGGTCAAGGGTCTAACCGAGAAGCTAAAGGGTCAGCGCAATCTACTAACTAACGCCGGCGCTCTAAACGCGGCCGGATTTACTCAAACTTTCATCGAGCAGATTGTTCAGGCCGGAACTACGACCGGTAATGAACTAGCCGCCGCGATCCTCAAGAGTACGCCAGAAACCCAAGCCGAGCTAAAGAAACTTTTCTTAGAGGTCGAAACTACCGCCAATACCGGTATGGATACTCTCGCGGCTCAGATCTATCAAAAGCAAGGTCTAGCCACCCAAGAACTAAAGGATCTATACGCCGTTACTCAAATAGAGCTATCCGAGGCGCTAATAGACCAACAGGCTAAATTCGAGGAATCCCTAAAGGAAGCCCAAGATGCCCTAGTCGAAAGCCTAGAAAAAATCAAGGAAACCCTGAAAGAGGATCTAGCTGAGATGGATGGCTTCTTCGGTGGTATGGGCGCTACTGTGGATAAGTTTATCCTAAAACTGGATGAGCTAATTGCTAAATACAAAGAATTACAGTTAGCTTCTATGATGACAGATTTCACGATCCCAGAAGTTCCAGCGCCGGTTACCCCACAGCCCATAAACCAAAAGACTCCGCCGCCGGTAGTTATCAAGGTTGAGCCGAAAGTAGATCGCACTCAATCCCCAGAGCAGGTCGGTAGAGATGTAACTAAGGTAATCAACAAGTACATTGGTCGCGGTGGTGGCTTGAAGATTGGAAGCGCGGCGGTCTAATGGCAGTTCCTACACCTAAAGTCGAGATTGGTTTCGATCTAACTGATACCGGTCGTGGCCCATTCCTAAAGTTAGATGATCCTGTTTCGGGCAAGTTAGACGATCCAAACTGGGTTCTAGGTGGAACACTTTTCTACGACGTAACTAGCAAGGTCAAGTCCATAGCTATCTCGCGAGGCAAGAACCGCGAATTAGATACCTTTGAAACTGGCCTAGCTAACGTCGTATTCAACAATCAAGATAGAACTTTCGATCCGGAATACACGCTCAGTCCTTATTACGGCCAGATTATCCCTCGCCGATCTATACGCATAAGTTCAGGTGGCGAATACATTTTCTGGGGTGTGGTCGATGACTGGAATTTAGATTACGATCCGAACAATGACAACACAGCGAGCGCCGCTTGTTCTGACGCTTTTAGCTTCTTCACTACCCAGACCCTAACTGGCGGAACAGCTACGCCACAAACTAGCGGTCAGCGTATCAACGCGATCCTGTCTAGTGCTGATGTTGATTGGCCGCTTTCTGATAGAAGCGTTGAAACCGGTATTCAAAATCTAGGTGCTGATGTTATAGCAGACGCTACTAACGCGCTGGATTATTTGCGTATTGTTGCCGCTTCTGAGCCAGGATCTTTCTTTGTCGGTAGAAACGGAGATGTTGTTTTCCGCGATCGCCGCACCGCACCAACTAGCGGTGGGGTGACTTTAGCTGACGATGGCACCGGTATTCCTTACTACGGTATGAAAGTTGTTTATGGTAACGAACTTCTATACAACCAAGTAGAAATTGGATCCGTAGCCGCCGGCACAGCCATCGTTACAGACACAGACTCGGCCGGTGAGTTCGGCCTCAGAAACCTAACTCAAACCGGCTTACTAATGAGCGACATCCAAGCCGTAGAAGATCTAGCGACTTACTACGCTCAAAAATACAGTAGCCCTGAGTATCGCTTTGAAGAAGTTAGCGTGGATGTTGATCAGCTTTCACCGGCTAATCAGGCCAGCGTTCTAGCGCTAGAAATTGGCGATGTCGTTCAAATAAAATTCACACCCGGAAACGTGCCGCCGGCTATAACCAAATACGCAGAGATTATCCGCATAGACAGCGGCATAGATCCTATTTCGCACACCATCACCTTTGGCTTCTCGACCCTAGATTTCGCTCTGCTAGTATTAGACGATTCGGTCTTTGGTAAGATGGACAACGGAAACGCTCTAGCGTTCTAAGGAGAAAACACAATGGCAGGTGCTGGTTACAAGGCTTGGTCGGCCGGTGATGTTCTGGCCGCCGCTGAGGTAAATACATACCTAATGCAACAGGCAGTTATGGTCTTTGCCGGAACTGCCGCAAGATCCTCCGCGCTTGGAACACCTAGCGCCGGTATGGTTTCTTATCTAACAGACACCGGAACTTTACAGGTTTACGGAACAGCTTGGGCAGATGTATCTAGTCCGGGTGACATCACTGCGGTAACAGCCGGTTATGGATTGACTGGTGGTGGCGTATCTGGCTCAGTAACGATTAGCGCCGCGACCGCGCTAACAACTTCTACCGCTACGACCTATACGCTTACTGCCGCAGATGCCGGTGCTTACCTAAGATTTACAAACGCGGCTACTATTACCGTATCAACAGCAACTGACTTCCCAATCGGCCAGCAGGTTCAGATTTTCAATGATGGAACAGCCCTAGCTATTACCACTAATGGCGCAACGATCGCCGGCGGTGGAACTTCGGTAACGGCCGGAACACTAACAGTCGGCAAGCGCTATGGTGCTATTTCGATTTTCTGCGTAGATACAGACAACTACCGAATTATCGGAAACGTGAGCTGAGTATGAGCTTTATTCTTTTAGGTATTCTGAATAGTCAGGCGGCTGGTGGTGGTGCCGCAAACGCTTATGATTTGCTAGAAACTGTAGATCTAAGTTCTGACACTAGCACCGTAACTTTCTCTAACATAAACACATATGCTTCTGATTACAAACATCTGCAATTGAGAATTACTACCAGACAGGCTGGACAAAGCAGCGACAGTATTGAAAGGCTAAGACTCCGTTTCAATTCAGATACGGCAGCTAATTATTCTAGCCATAGATTATTTGGCGAAGGGTTTAGCCCATCATCAGAATCCACAAGCGGTGCTGGTGGTACAGGAATAGACGCTGGTTTATCTCCTGCCGTTACTCAGGGTGAAATTAGAGCAGCAAACATTATCGACATTTACGATTTTGGTAATACAACAACCTATAAAACCACAAAGACATTGTTTGGATTTATAGGAGTAGGGCAAAGGCAGTTCGGAGTTCATAGCGGTAGCTGGAGAAGTACATCAGCAATTACCGAGATAACTTTGGGTAGTAGAACTGGAACTAGCCTTGCTGGTGGGAGCCGTCTAAGTCTCTATGGAATACGAGGATAGTAATGCCAACCGCAACTTATGATTTGATAACTAGCAACATTGTTTCTTCTAATGTGACGAGTATTACCTTTAGTTCAATTAGCACTTCTTACAAAGATTTGATTTTAGTAATAAAAGGAGTTGCCGCATCAGGCGATTTTTACCCACGATTGAGATTCAATGGAGTGACTAGCAGCTCTTACGACTGGGGGTCTATGCACACCACAGGTGCCGCTTTAGGCGGTAATTATGGAAACGAAACAGGCCTACAAATTGGTAATAATCAGTTTTTTGACAGTAACGAAAGTATTTGTGTTGTTCAACTTCTCAGTTATTCAAAGACAAGTGAACACAAAACTACAATTAGTAGAATTGGTCGAGCCGCCAATGGTAATGAAACTTTGGCTGGCAGGTTTCAAAGCAATTCTGCTATAACTGAGATACAGCTTTACAGCAGTAACGGCAATCCGCTAACTTCTGGAACCAGAGTTTATCTTTATGGGATCGTGGCCTAAATGACAATGACATTACAAGAAACAATCACTGTCGGTTCTGGCGGTGCTTCTCTAATTACTTTTTCGAGCATACCGCAAACTGGTAAGGATTTATTACTAACCCTAATGGCGAGAAGTACCTCCAATAGCGGTGGGGTAACAGATTATATGCCATTCAAATTCAACAACACTACTAGCGGTCGTGTTTATCGTTCTATGTATAGAAGCGATAATTCAACATATGCATCTAATGGTACACAACTTAGTACCTTTGCTGGGGCCACTGGTGCTGATGCTACGGCCAGCACATTTTCTAGCGTTTCTATGTACATACCAAATTACACGCTTTCAGGTAAAACTGAATTATTTTTAGAAGCCGTTACTGAAAATAACGCAACAGCAAGTTGGATAGAAATTTTAGGCGGTGCTTCATCGTCTAGTGGGGCCATAACTTCTATTGAACTTGACCTTTCATTTGGTAACTTTGCCCAATACTCAACCGCAAGCCTCTACATCATAAGTTAGGATAGAAACTATGTCAGATACCCCAGTCAAAATAATCGTGGATTTGAGCAAGCCAGCAGGCGAGCGCGAGTCCATCGTTCCACTTACAGCCGAAGAAATTGCCGAGCGTGAGCAGATGGCTATTCAGGCTCAGGCCGAGCAGGAAGCTAGAGAAGCCGAAGCCGCCGCTAAAGCCGCCGCTAAAGCATCAGCACTAGCCAAGCTAGAGGCACTAGGTCTAACCGAAGCCGAAGCACTAGCGATCGTAGGTGCGTAATGCCAGTAACTAACTCAGCCGTATCAGTCGGCACCGCTAGAACCGAGGTAGCTGGCCCATCCATCGCGCCAAAACTTGTTTATTTACAGGATGGCGATTTTGATGGTGACACCGCTGTTTATGTTGGTGGATCCGCAGTAACTACCGCTAATGGAATCAAGCTCAGCAAGACCAACACGACAGTCTTTCAGATTGACGCTGATGATGCCCTATTTGCGATTGGATCCGGCGCTACTTCGGCGGTGCGCGTTACTTCTGTATCATAGAACCTGAACTAAAGCAGGAACTAAAATGCCAGAAGAAACGACCGGCGTAAGGATTACGCAAAAAGACATCTACGAAAAGCTACTCGAACTACAATCAGTTCAGATTGAGATTGTGGCCGATCTAAAAAACCTAAAAGATCTGCCTAGCCGTATGAACAGAGTTGAGCAAAAACTAGCTCGCTTTGAGTGGATCGAAAAGTTGTCTTTCTCGGCGCTAGGCGCTGGTCTAACTGGCTTCGTGGCCGCAGTATGGAGCTTGCTGAAATGAAAATCCTCGCGCCGGTCAAAGGTAAATACCAAGTCACTTCACCTTACGGATGGCGTAAGCACCCTGTTAGCGGCAAGCGCCGACTACACACCGGCGTAGATCTAGTTACAGGCCGCGCTAAGACTGCCGTAATCGCACCCGAAGATGGCCTAATCATTGAGGCGCGTCAATCTACCGCTAAAGACGGCGGCTATGGCTATTACGTCAAATACAAAGGCATCTCTGGCGCTACGCACCTTATGGCTCACCTTGAAGAAGGATCTCTAGCGGTCAAGGCTGGCGATCGCGTAAAGCAAGGCCAGAAGCTGGGGATTATGGGAACAACCGGTGCTTCAACCGGTATCCACCTACATTGGGAAGTCCGTGGCAAGGTGCCGGTAGATCCTATAAAGTGGATGAACAAGCAGAATGCCTAGCTGGAAGCACCGGCGTAGGCTGATCTATATGAGCTTCGCCCTAGCCGCAACAATGATTATTTTCGGCGCGGCAACTTGGGCTTCGGATAGTTCGGTTTCTCGCGAACTGATAATTGGCGGCGTGGCCTTGATCTCTATCATTCTGACGGCCTATACTGCTTTTGCTACATACGAAGATGTAAAGATCAGTAAGGATCGGGAAGATGTTTAGTTTAGAGTTTTGGTCATACGCCGGTGAAAGAGCTATCAAGACAGTAGCTCAGGCGGCACTCGCGTTTCTCGGTTCTGGTTCTATCGGCCTATTTGCGATTGACTGGGCTGGCCTTGCTTCGGTTTCGCTAGGCGCAGGATTGCTTAGCTTGCTAACTTCCGTAGCGTTCAAAAAAGACTAACTAAGCCGGCGTAATAATCCTTGGCGCTCGCGGCCAGTCATACCACCCCATACGCCAGTAGTTTCTCTAGCGGCTAGCGCGTAGTCTAAACACTCTCTACTAAATAAACACCGGCCGCATAAAGCCTTAGCGGTTCGTTCCATTGCTTCGCGTTCGGCGTTCTCATAAAAATCTTCCGGGTAAAAAACTTTTGGCCTAGATCGGCACGGCGGCACAAAGCCTGAGCGCTCGTTCTCTGCGATTATGCGCTCGTTCAAGATGAGATACTTCTCGACCGCTACCGGCTTCACTTTTTTAGCCTATCTGGCCGGCCTAGCTAATAGGCGGCTATTATCGGCGCGTTGAAAATAACTTTTTGCTAACGGCGCGGCGAATAGACCTAAAAAGACCTACCCCAACCCTAGAGTAAATGAGAAAGCCGGCGATCTACGCTGACCGCCGGCCGCCACCAGAAAGGACAAGTAAATGATGGCTCAAAACAGCATAGCAGAAAAGGTCAGCGCCACCCTAATTGGTAACGCCGAAGCCGGATCGCCGGAGTGGCTAAAAATGCGCGAGGGCAGGATTGGCGGTTCGGAAGTTGGCGCGATCGCCGGTGAGAGCAAATACGAAAGTGCCTATTCCCTATGGGCAAAGAAACTAGGACTAATCCCAACTAACAACAGCGACAACGAAGCGATGTATTGGGGCAGATCGCTAGAGCCAGTAATTATCAACCGGTTTGAAGCCGATCATCCCGAACTAAAGATTTACCGAGATGTTGGAACTTGGGTAAATAATAACCACGATTTTATGTTGGCTAATCCGGATGCGATCTATGAAAAGGCCAACGGCGAATTAGGCATCTTAGAAATAAAGACGGCGCGATTTGCGGACGATTGGGAAAAGGGAGTTCCGCGCTATTACGCCACGCAAGTCCAATGGTATATGGCCACGATGGGTTTGTTTGAGGCGCGTGTTGCGGTTCTAATCGCCGGCTCAGATTACCGAGAGTTTTTAGTTGAGGCCGATCCAATCTGGCAACACTATGACTTTGAGCGCGTTCAGATCTTTCGTCAATGTCTAGCCACCGGCCAAAAACCGGAGTGGGATGGATCCGAGGCAACTGTTCAAGCGGTTCGCGCTAGCCATCCAGACATAGACCCCGACCTAGCAGTTGAGTTAGGCGATCTAGGGATCCAGTATTTCGGCGCTACGCAAGCGGTCGAAGAAGCAACTAAAGAATTACGGAAAGCGGAAGCGGCAGTTTTAGACGCGATGGGCAAAGCTCGCACAGCACTTATCTATGACACGCCGTCATACATAAGAGTTGCGCGTAACGGCGGCAAGCCGTATTTAACAAAAAAGAAAGGGCAGTAATGGAAAAGCCAGAACAACTAATAGATGTGCTAAATACCTTTTACGAGGAAGAACCAAAGGTTGGTCAGGTCGTAATGGTTAGGCACAACTTTGAAAACACCAACATAGCCGGTGAGATTGTGGCGCTAGAGCGAACCGCGCCTCACCGAGGCTATGACCCTAACGGCGATTATGAGGTGGTGGTCTATCACCGATACAAACTCAAGTTCGCCGGCCTAAGAAGCAAGTGGCTAAGTATTGGCGAGGATGAGAGCTGGTCGCTAGTCACGATCCTTACCGACCGCGATTATCACAAGCTAAATCCGGATGTAGTTCTGCCGCGAAAAGTAGATGACCTAATCAACAACAGCAAACAGGAAGAAGATGAAAATGAGCTATAACCCTAACGATTACGAGGAAGTCAAAGATCGCATAAAGCGCTTCTACAACGACCATCCAGACGGCCGTATTATCACAGAGAACCTAACCACACCGGCGGATCGCGCCGCGCTAACTTGGGTTGTGAAAGCGGAGATCTGGCTACCGGCTTGGGAACTACCAGAAGCGTCACAACCGCTAATAACTCCGGGATTGGTTTGGTATCTAAAATCTACCGGCCTAGCCTTTGAAATTGACGGCAAGAACGGTATGGCGAATAAAACTAGTGCGTTGGAGAACTGCGAAACCAGCGCGATTGGTCGCGCTTTGGCTAACGCTAACTACGGCGGCGATAAGCGCGTAACGCGTGAGGAGATGGCCAAAGTATCGCGTGGCCTAACTCCAAGCCGCGATTGGGTTGCGGAAGCTAAGGCCGCTAAGGGTATCGATCCCCTGCGCAAGTTGTATAGTGAAGCTAGGCAAGCTGGCGTGGATGACGCCACCCTAGCCACGATTACGGAGTGGGCAGAACATTGGACAGCCAAAGAGAAGCAATCTTGATTGCTCACATCGAGGAACAGCGTGAGCTAGCTATGCGTCTTTACCGAGCTAAAGAGTTTGGCTGGACTCACGCGTTCTTCCGAGTTCATCAACTAGAAATGAAATTGGAAAATGAGCGAAGAAATAGTAACGCCGGATCGGATAATTCAGGCGCTAGCGGAGATACGCCGCGAGGCTGAAAAGGGCATAGATGCCCAATACCACGCGGAAGTAGAACTAGCTAATAAGCAGTCCGAAGCCGAAAGGATAGAGGCTACGGCCTTTCTACGGATAGATGGATTGGTGAGCGATCGCCAAGCCCTAGCCAAGCTAGAAAGCCAAGCCGCGAGGCTAGAGGCGGAATTAGCCAAAGCCAAATACAATCGGGTTAGGACTAAACTCCAACAGCTCAACCAAACGCAAAGCGCGTTACAAACGCAAGCGCGGATGGTAGAAATTACTTATTTACAGGCCGGTAGATGATTGAAGAAGTTTCCGAAAGGTGTAGTTGCGGCGCTAAGTTCAAAGCTAAGTCCGAGAGAGCGGAACAGCTATTGAAAGCGTGGCGCAAGCAACACGAATGCCCGGAAGAAACTTTAGATAGAGATACCGGCCTAACGGCAACCGCTGACCGAGTTGAAGATGCTAATTATCCCGAAATGCGAATAGGGTTTAGGGGTAACGAATGGGACGAATGAAGCCACAAGAGTTCGAGAAATACCTGTTTAGGGATCGCGGCTGTTACCATTGCGGCCGGCCTTATGACCTAGTGCCTCACCATCGCGCTAATCGCGGTATGGGCGGCGCTAAGTCGGCTAACGACCCAACAAACATAATTTCTATGTGCGCTGAAATAAATGGCCTGATGGAAAGCGACCCTGAAACGGCTGAGCTAGCTAGGGTATATGGATGGAAACTAAGCCGCTATGACCGAACGGACATAGCACCGGTGTATGACGCAAGCACCGGATTTTGGTTTCGATTATTAGATAACTGCACACGAATAGCAATCTAGGAGAGGAATGAAAAGGACAAGCATTGAGGCGATCGCTAGATGGATGCGCGAAGTGGCCTTACAAAAAGACGGCTACGCGATCCTTACGGATAAGGATTTAGCAGACCACCACGAAAAGCTAATCAAGATCTACTATCACGCCGGCCGCTACGCCGGTGGAGCTAAGGATAAGACAGCGGAGATGGCCTACCGCACTTTTGAAAGGACAACTAATGGAAACAAAACTACCCGGCGAAGCAACGCGTAATTATTATCGGGCGCAGGGCGCAGAGCGCGAACGCGAACGGATAGTTGCCGAGCTAGAGAAACTACTAAATTATCGCCGCGATGCCTTATGGTCACCGGCTTACCTAATCGCAATAGTAAAGGACAGTAACAATGCCAATCAATAAAGGAATGATGTCGAGCCTCGTGGAAAATTGGGGTACTCCGCCGGATTTTTTTGCCGAACTAAATAAAGAATTTGGATTTACTTTAGATGTTTGCGCTCAACCACATAACGCAAAAGTAAGCAAATACTTCACGCCGGAACAAGATGGATTAGCGCAAGATTGGGGGCAAGAAGTTTGTTGGATGAACCCACCATACGGCCGCAAGATCGGTGATTGGATGCGCAAGGCTAGAAACGCCGCGTGGGGGGGGGCGATCGTAATTTGCTTAGTTCCAGCAAGGACAGATACGAAATGGTGGCACGAGTTTGCGATGACTGGAGAAATAAGGTTTATTCGCGGACGCTTGCGATTTATACAGCCAGACGGCAACCCCGGACAATCAGCACCATTCCCATCAGCGGTCGTAATTTTCAGGAGTTCAGATGCCAATAATTAGAGGCAACCACGCGTTCGATAGCCAATTTACCCAGATCCCTAATTCGTGGCTAAGGGATAGCCGGCTCAGCCTAAAAGCGATTGGGCTACTTGCCCAGTTGCTAAGCCATAGTCCGGGATGGTCGGTTTCTATCGGCCAATTAGCTAGGGCGAACGATTGCGGCACGGATCTAATCCGGTCGGCGGTCAAGGAACTAGAAGCCGGCGGCTATTTAGAGCGATCCCAAAGCCGGATCTCTAACCGGTTCGGTGAGGCTATTTGGCGGAC